TCCATATCTACAGAAACGTTGAATCAATACAATCGCAAACGCATTGTGCAGACCAAGATCAACTATGATCCCATAAACATCACTGTTCATGATGACTATGGTGACTTGGCTAGAACCATGTGGTACAACTACTACAGTTATTACTACAAAGATCCCAATCAACGATATCTAGACCCCAACAACACCAACGGCAGTATTGGCCCCAGCAGCAATCGACAGGCCGGCTTTGGCTATAACACTCGCGACATCTATGACGATCAACGCATTGGCAATGTCAATGACTGGGGTTACATTGGTGAAGCGTTTGTAGACACCAATACAGGCAATAGTGGCAAGCCTCCGTTCTTTAGAGACATTCGTATCTATGGCATGGATCAACGCAAGTATGCAGAGTATATATTGATCAATCCTATTATTCAAAATTTCAGTCATGATCAATATTCATATGCTGAAGGTGGTGGTACCATGCAAAACAGCATGACCGTTGCATATGAAACTGTGAAATACTACAGTGGTGCAATTGGCAGTGAACGACCTGATGTCAATGTACAAGGTTTTGCTGATCCTGCACACTATGACACAGAATTGAGTCCTTTGGCCAGACCAGGCAGCAACCGTACTGTATTTGGTCAAGGCGGCCTAGTTGATGCTGGACAAGGTATTTTGGAAGATTTACAAACTGGCGGACCTCTGGGTGTGTTGGGCTCTGTGCAAAAAGCTGGTGCTACCTATAACACATTCAAAGGCAAAGCATTACAGAGCACAGCTATAAGCGAAGCCACTGCACTGGGCAAACAAGCCATTCAAGGCAGCATACCTGGTGCTGTGAGAGCTATACAAGGTCGCGGCACTGGCATGATATTCCCCACTCCCAAACTGCCACCAGGTGCAACACCGCCCATTAATCTAGGACAATAAACATGGGCAGCATTAACTACACCAATTACAACATTGATCAAACTGTCAGAGTGTTTGACAGCTTTTATGAGTACGATGTCAACGTTCCAGCAGCCGAATACGATTTGGTGCACAGTTTCTTTCTTAAAGAAATGTCTGATCGCACCGCAGCTGGTAACTTCACAGTGAGTTTGTTTAGAGTGGCCGAAAACACTGGCATTCCTGCACTGACACTGTTGCAAGAATTTGAGCAGGGCACCACTGGCATGGGGCTCAATGTCACCATGGCATACTATCTCAACAGCATTCGCAGCAGAGCCAGTCTGCTGGGCGTGGGTGCACCTGTGACACCAAATTTTTACGCTGCTAGAAACATAATACAATGAGTCGCTGGGCCCAGGGCAATTACGACGTCATCAACCCAGACAAGTACGTAGGCAAAGGCAAACCTCGTTATAGATCTGGCTGGGAACACAGCTTCATGCGTTTTTGCGATCTCAACGATCACATCTTGCAGTGGGCCAGCGAAGCACTGACCATTCCCTATCGGCATCCACTCACCGGCAAGAGCACAGTTTATGTGCCAGACTTTTTGATCACTTACCGCACTAGAGACAACACTGTGCGGGCTGAACTTATTGAAATCAAGCCCAAAAAACAGAGTGTGGTTGAAAGCAAAATGACCAGTCGCGATCGCGCTGTTGTGGCAGTGAACTATGCCAAATGGGCGTCTGCACAAAAGTGGTGCAAACAACACGGATTAACTTTCAGAGTTATTACAGAGGACGACCTATTTGTAAACGGTCGCAAGTAGTAAACTATGCAAAGTCTACTAAATAATAGTATGACTGTTTACTATCTTTACAAAAAAACTCATACGACAACCAATCTAAAATACCTAGGATTTACTAAAAAGAATCCACACAGGTATAAAGGGTCGGGAATCAAATGGCTTGCTCACATTAGGAAACATGGCTACCGTGTTGAAACTGAAATATTGTGCGAAACTTCTGACCGCAATGAAATACAACGGTTAGGAGAATATTACAGTCAACTATGGAATGTTGTTCAATCTTCTGAATGGGCAAATCTAAAACCTGAAACTGGCGAAGGCGGTGGTGTGCCAGGGATGCATAAAGGGAAACTTCGACCCCAAGAACATAAAGATGCTATGAAAGCAGGTTGGGACCGCATTAAACAAAAAGGATACCAACCTTGGAATAAAGGTATCACTGGTCTTAAAGGGCCATGTCAACACACTATATTAGTGTCGCCTAACGGAACTGAATATATGTATGAGAGTATGAAACAAGGATGTAAAGAAAATAATCTCATTTATACAAAAATGAGTAGCGTCAAAAATGGCCACCTTGCACATCACAAAGGCTGGACTGTTAAAAAGGTAAGTATATCATTATGAGAAAATTAGAGGAATTGTTTGATCTCCCACCCACTGCCCAAGAAGTAGATACTGCCCTGCCAGTGATTCCTGCTGCTAGACAAACACTGGCAGCCTTGGACGACGCCATTGACAAAATTGACAGTGCTCTGCCAGCAGTGCGAGGCCTAGATGCCACGGACCAAGAAATGGATGATCTTGCTTCCATGGCACAGAGCAGCTATCGAGATCTCATGGATCTTGGCATGCAAGTGGACAGTCGTTTTGCTTCAGAAATTTTTGGTGTGGCCAGCAACATGCTGGGTCATGCCATCACTGCCAAAACAGCCAAACTGGACAAAAAGCTCAAAATGATTGATTTACAGTTGAAGAAAATGCGTCTGGATCAACAGGCCCCACCTGAAGAAGCTCCCACCATGAGCACTGGACAGGGCGTGGTTTTAAATCGCAACGACTTGCTGGATCGTGTGCTGGGCAAGAGTCGAGATCAAAACAGCAAAAAAGAATAAATATACAACAGGACACTGACATGAAACCATTTGTAAAATACCTAGCCGAAAGCGAACGCACCTATCGCTATCGCATCAAAGTTGTGGGCGATGTGCCAGCTGGCTTCTTTCGAGACTTGGAAAAGAAGTGTGATCAATTTGACATTGTCAAAATGACCGATGCTAGAACCACTCCTATTCGCAAGCAGATTCCTGACTTTCCAGCTTTCCCAAATCAGGCCATGAACATTGTGGACGTGGAGTTTAGATATCCTGCCATTGAGCCACAGATCAAACAATTGGCACAGTTGTTGGGTCTTGATCCCAATCGTGTTGTGATGAATGCTGAAAGTTATGAGCAAAGTCTCAATGACGAAAATGTCAAGATTGAAGATGAAAACAAAGATCTTTTGACCGACACAGACTATCCCGCTCCCGACAAAACACAAAAAGGCCTCAGCAAAGACTATGGCGCTGCGCCCTATGACCATGTGGTGCTGAAAAATGCATACCGGTCAGACTTCACTGTAGCCGGTGGCAAGACTGCCCCAGCCCGAACCACAAATGATATACCTCAAGGCAACAAGAGCCCCATGAGTTCAATCAAGCGTCCGCCCAAGCCACCCACTGGTGCACAACCCCAAGGATAATTGCAATGACATTTTTTTATGATCTCAACAAAAAGCTTGCTGGTATTGCAGACAAGCCACAGACCAAAACATTGACAGAGAGTGCACAATCTGCTGTGGCCGAAGGCAGCACTGGTGACTACAGTGCCAAAAAGGCTCGTGCCGGCAAAGACATTGGCAAGCCAGGCAAACAGTTTGCTCAGATTGCCAAGAGCGCTGGCGAGCGTTACGGCAGCAAAGAGCGTGGCGAAAAAGTGGCTGGCGCTGTGTTGGCCAAACTGCGTGGCAAAAATGAAGGTGTTGAAGAAGGCCTAGGCGATGTAGCTAAAAAACTTGGCAGCGGCATCAAGAAAGTTGCCCAACGTGCCATGGACACAGTGGCACCCGGCGACGAAGCACTGTTGAAAGATCTACAGAAAAAAGTTGGTGTACCCCAGACTGGGAAGAAACCAGGTAGCGAACTTAATCCTAAGGTAGTCAAAGAAGTAAATGCCCCAATTGATTTTGACAAAGTGTTAGATGCTATTGCTGCATTGTACGGCGACGAAATATGGGACAATGATGCAATGCAAGACTTGGCTAATGATCTTGAGCAAGCAGGTCCGACTGATCGCGAATTAGATTTTATTATTGCTAAAGGCAAATTACCAAAGCGTTTGGCTGGCATCCAATTCTCAGCGGGTGACAATGTTCAATTTGGTGAAGGAAGTTCTCCAATGTCACCCAAGCAAAAGAGCTTTGCTGCATTGGCTGAGCCCAAAGACAAAATTACTTTTGCTGACAAAATTGCCGGTGCCAAAAAAGAAGGTGACATGGATGAAAGTGCTCTACAAGCATATCTTGGCAAAAAGAAATATGGCGAAAAAGGCATGAAGGCTTTGCAGCAAGCTGGCCGTGATGGTGCCAGCAAAGCTAAAATGGACCGCATCCGTGATCAGCACGACCAAATGGACGAAGGCTGGGATGACATGCTCAAGGCCGTTGATCAACAACGCAGTAAAATGAAAACTGGTGAGAAGATCAAAGGCCACAAAGGCGAGATTGAAAAAACAGCCACTGGTATCAAACACACACGTAGCTATGATGCCAAGACAGGCGAAACTGACACTGGTGATGATGCGCCAGCACAAGGTGAAAAGCGCGGTCGTGGTCGTCCCAAGGGCACAGGCAAGAGCATGGGCGCTAAGGGACCATCGGGCAAAAGCAAACTAATGACTCGCGAAGGCGAACAGGATCCTGCAGAAAAAGGTGAATATGATCGCGAAGGCGACATGGCCTTGGACGACATTGACACCATTGAATCTGCTGCCAATGAGTTGCAGGCCATTATTGATACTGATGAAAATCTGCCTGAGTGGGTTCAGAGCAAGATCAACAAGGCCATGGACTACTTGGACACAGCCAGAGACTATATGAAAGCACAGGGCAATGACCAAGAGCCCGTGACTGAAAAAGCTGTGAGCAAAAAGCAACAACGCTTCATGGGCATGGTACATGCTACACAAAAAGGCGAAAAAGCACCCAGCAAGGAAGTGGCCAAAGTGGCCAAGACCATGAAAAAAGGTGATGCAGAAGATTTTGCCAAGACCAAACACAAAGGTCTGCCTGAAAAGAAAAAGAAAGAAGAAACTGATGAAAGCACCACTGCTGGTTCAGTGGCCACAGCGCCCACTTCGGGCAAAAGCAAAGGCGGATTCAGCTTTGGTAAAGGTATCTACGACAGCTACAACCGTGAAGTAGAAGCCATGATTGCCGAAAGCATCAACATCAGCATGAACGCCAACAGTGACGGCGGCGACATGGGCGGTGGCACACGCAGTCTCACTGTGACAGCCACTGACGAAGATGCAATGAAACTGGCAGCATTGCTGAAAATGGCTGGTTTGGGTGGGCAGGATCATGGGCAAATGGACGAAGCTTATGGCGATACCCAAGCCACAGAAAATCATCCTGACTATCCCACCAATCAAGAAACTGCGCAAGACAACTTTGAATACTCGGGCGGTTTGAACAAGCCCAAGGCCAGCGGCATGGCCACACTGCCTGTGACCGACGTGCAGATTGATGGCGAAGACAAATTCAGTTTGCCTGCCAAAATGAACGAAGCCGACAGCGATGACAGTGACCTGACTCGCATGAGAGAAATGGCTGGAATCCGTGAAGCAAAAAAGCCTGACTT